TCCGATAATATTCATGACTGGACTCATTTTTGGAAAATTTATGGTTTGGTGTTGTCTTATGTCCAAAAACGAGATATAATACCTGATATTACTGAGGGTGCGACACATTACCATGCAGACTATGTAAGTCCTGCATGGGCATCAACTAAAACAAAAACAATAGAGATCGAAGATCATATTTTTTACCGATGGGAGTAATAATTGTTAGACTTAATGACTAAACAAAAGTTTTCTCAAATTATTGAGGAGACAGTGAAAGATAAACGAATTTCATATATGGATGCAATATGTTGGTGGTGCGAGAAGAACGAGATGGAAATAGATGTAGCAGCAAAGTTGATCAATGGGGTGATCAAAGAAAAGATTCGAGCAGAAGCAATGGATCTGAATTTCCTCGAAAAGTCAGCAAAACTTCCTATATAAAAATGAACGGTTTTGAAGCATACAAGATGTATCTTGCTGTTTCAAATCATTTCAGAAGTAAATCTTATGATTACTTCAAATACAATGGTGCAGTAAAAGCAAAAGCAACATCGTATGAGGTAAGGAAAGATAAATATTTTTTTGAGAAGGCATCTCGTGTGTTCAAGCATGATGACTTCCTTAAATATCTCGTATCTAATATGTGCCACAGCACAGACTGGATCGGGAACCTGCTCGGTGGAAAGCAACAATTAGAATATAAAAAGTGGAAGCAACGCACCGAATCTTTGACATACAACTTTAAAGAGGAGATTGATAACCTATACGACATAGAACCTAATTTTGATAAACTGTTCAAAATGGAAGATGGAAAGCATCCATTGCTTTATCGTCTTTACTTGCGGAAAAAGGTATCACTAGAAACACTGGTATTATTAGACCATCTAGTTGGATACTGTAAACTCTGGAGTAAGTTAGACGATATGATGCTAGATGAAGTTGTTATGCTTGTTAGCAAGTATCGTCCATTCTTATTCCATTTCACAAAACCATCGAAGGACAAACTTCGAGAGACAGTATTGGAGATCTACAATGAACCACGAAGTCGAAAAATATGAGGGCGAACTCAGAGAATTGAGGGAAGAGAATACCTATCTTAAAGATAGGATTAAAGACTTGGAAACCACCGTGGCATATGTCGAAAAGGAACTTCAGGAATTCGGAATTTCACCACAAAAAAGTGTTGACTTTCGGATTTGATTAGTATATAATGAAGTCTTATATTATGAGAATGTGGACAAGTAACATACAAAGCAATACACTGCTATACAAAGGAGAATAGACTATGGCAAATTCTTTTGCAACTCTTAAGAAGTCACGCAATGACTCTCTTAATAAACTTCTAAGTGAAACTAAGAAGTTGGCATCAGGTGGGGGTGAAACCTCGTCAGATGAAGATCGCTTCTGGAAACCAGAGGTGGACAAAGCAGGTAACGGTTATGCCGTTATTCGCTTCCTTCCTGAACCTAAAGGTGAAGACCTTCCATGGGTTCGCACATTCAATCACGGATTCCAAGGAGTCGGTGGTTGGTATATCGAAAACTCTCTAACCACTCTTGGTGAAAATGACCCAGTGTCAGAGTATAACTCTACGCTGTGGAATAATGGCACCGAAGCAGGTAAAGAGCAAGCACGCAAGCAAAAGCGTAGACTCTCTTATATCTCTAACATCTATGTGGTTAAGGATCCATCGAATCCTCAGAACGAGGGTAAGGTGTTCCTGTATCGTTATGGTAAGAAGATCTGGGACAAGTTGAATGAGGCAATGAATCCTGCCTTTGAAGACGAGACTCCAGTAAATCCTTTTGATTTCTGGGAAGGTGCGGACTTCAAGTTGAAGATCCGTAATGTCGAGGGTTATCGTAACTACGATAAGAGCGAGTTTGATTCGCCAAGTGCACTGCTTGACGATGATGACGCACTTGAGAAGGTATATGAGGGACTGTATTCACTGCAGGACTTCCTAGACCGTCGCCACTTTAAGTCTTATGACGAACTCAAGTCTAAACTTGATCGAGTCTTGGGACTTAGCGGAGCAGCAACTGCTCCAAGAACAACCGCAGAGGACTATGAGGACAATGTGGTTGAGATTGATGCTGGTCGCACAGCAGAACCACCTAAAGCGAAAGTGTCTGAGGCAGTGGCAACAGTTTCTGCTGATGATGACGATGACTTGTCATTCTTCGAGAAACTCGCTGAAGAGGACTAAGGTTATCCTTTTGGAATGAGACTGGGGGATCTTCGGATCCCCCTTTTTTTATTAGAAGTCGTATCTTGAATCGCCATATGCAGGAGCAGGACGATTAGGAACAGGGGAAGCAGGAACAACAGTAGAGTTGTTTGTTCTTGTTGAGTTATTGTTTACTGTGGTTGGAGCAATAACAGGTGCAGCACCTCCACCGCCACCAGCATTGCGAACAATAATGTTAGCAGACTCGACAGCGATCTGTGCACCACGCATACCACCAGCACCACCTGCTGCTGGTTGACCACTTAACACTCTTTGTAGTGCTTCAACTCTTTGAATGGCAGATTCGAAGTTAATGTCAGGAGATGACAAACCTTTGAATTCGACATCATCGCCAAACCATCCACCGTCTACTCTACCACCTTGAATTGCTGCTTCGATCAACGGAACAGAATCATATAGATCCTGTGCAAATTCTTTAAAGTTTAGATTACCACCATCGAACTTGAGTGCACTAACTGAAGCAAGGGAATCCGCAAGGGATTCAAGAGCATCTGCAGCAGTAGTCAATTCATCTGCTTTATCAGCAAGATTCAACATTTCTGTTACAGGAGACTCGGAACCTGACAAGAAGTTAAGAATGCTTGTTCCGATATTTGCTAATGCAGATCCTAGTTGACCACCTGCGAATGCTTGTAATGCATCGCTGATTCTAGACATTGAGTAGTGTAGTTGATCTGCTTTCTCTGGTGTTGCGTTATCCGCAACAGTCATCAGAGTATCTACATCGCTTTTAATTTTACCAGCAAAGTCATCGCCAGTAAACATTCTCACGAATGCAGCAACTCCAGAACCAAGACCAAACACTGCCAAACCTGCACCAATACCAGTCATTGCCATCAAGAAGGTTGCAGAGTCACCAATAAATGCTGCAGCACCACCCAACTCATCTTGTATACTGAGAAGGGTTAGGACGCTATTTTTAATTCCGATTGCCCACTGCGGATTCATGAAACTGGTTAGTGCATCAGATAGACCAGCGACTGCTGCACCTGCACCAAACACTGCCAAACCAGAACCAATACCACTCATTGCAAGTCCGAATGCAAATCCAGACTTTAACATTTCCCAGTTGCCACCCATTTCATCTTTAATAGACAATAAGGTAATGACACTATTCTTGATAGAACTTGCCCAATCTGGGTTCATGAAACTGGTGAGTGCATCCGACAATCCAGCGACTGCTGAACCTGCACCAAATACTGCTAGTCCTATTCCTAGTCCTGTCATGGCGAGCATAAATGCTCCACCATCTGCCATCATGTTCAGATTACCACCCAACTCATCTTTAATTGACAGTAAGGTGATTACATTTTGTTTAATGCTTTCTGCCCAGTTGGGACTTACAAAATTGGTAAGTCCGTCTGCCAGTCCTGCAATACCACTACCCAATCCAAAGATTGCAAGACCAAGACCAATACCTGTCATGGCAAGGAGGAAAGCACCACCATCTGCCATCATGTCTAGATTGCCACCAAGAGAATCTTTAATCGACAATAATGTAATTACATTGTTCTTTACACTTGTTGCCCAATCACTGTTGAATCTTTCAAGTAGTGCATCGGACATACCAGCAACAGCAGACCCAGCACCAAATACTGCCAGACCAAGACCAATTCCAGTCATTGTAACAAGGAACGCACCACCTTTGGCGAACATTTCCCAGTTACCACCCTCAAACTCATCGGCAATAGAAAGCAGTTCTAAGACTTGCCTTTTAATGTTTGCGCCATCAAGTTCGTTAATTTGTTTTAGAAGATAACCTGCTCCACCTGCAAGGATACCAGCACCAGCAAGGAAAGCACCTGCACCTAGTCCGACACCAGAAGCAAGTCCACCGATCATACCACCAAGCGATTTTCCTAGTCCAGAAAGGAGTCCACCTTTTGAAGCATCAACAGTAACATCACCATTAACGGTAACATCGCCATCTCCACCACCTTCACCACCTGATCTTGCTGCTTCTCTCTCTGCTTCGATTCTTGCGAGTTCTGCAGCATTGGACTGTGCCATTTGCTCTTTACGCCATTGCTCATTCATCGACATCTGTTGAATGAACGCATCGTTGAGGCGATCTACGGATTTGACAACATTGAGCAACCCTGCACGAAGAGACTTCTGCAGTCTTTCTCTTTGATCTTTTGATTCCGCACTTTGCTCTTGCAGAGCATTAAGTATCGGAAGGTTGCTATTTTCTGCCATCTAAGGGAAACCTTATTTTTTATTATTGGACATAGCAGAGAACCCCATAAATGCACCTGCTACACCAGCAGCAGCAATGAAATATGTTGGGGCAATATCAGTTAATAGTTTTGATGCATTCGACAATCCGAACAATTCAGTTACAACAATCATTGCTGGGTAACTGATCATTCCAACCAAAGAATACCATGCCATATATCTTTGATGCATCTGTTTACGGTCTTGCCGTTCAACTTCATGCATTTCTTTCATCAGTTTCAACTCCTCATCAGTCACGACACCATCACCATCTACATCATATTCATTATATACTGAATCTTTTTGTAGTTTCTTTTGTGCCATTTTACCTTTTACCTATCTTCGTTTGCTTTTTGATTTTTCCTCTTGTTCATCCAAAAATTGCTTCAAAAGTGTCACATAGATATCTCGCTCAAAAGGCATCATGTTTTCTAACTCAGTCAGAGAGTATTTATGATGTTGCATAAGTGCGAAATTCAGATGATACATATTCGCTAGTGAGTCATGTATCATCGCAATGAGAAAAAACTTTGCAACCCCTCCAATTCCATCTGATCTTCTTCACCGCATTCCTTACAAGTCCACTTATAAGTGTAAGAAAGTTTTGGCATATTATTGAAAAACTCTGCGAGTTTCTTAAATTGCTGTTGATCCAGACCATCAACCCAATCGCTAATTTCTGCTTCACTGAATTCTGTATAAACTTCATCTTTATCAAATACCTGATCAATACAACGAGTAAGAACCTGTATCAGTCCAGTTTCATTTGACGCATTAATGCCATCCAAGTCAGCAAGTGAAGGATAGTGAACCTTTACACCAACCTCGTCAGTCAGCATAATTACTGGATCTTTAATTTCGCCAATAGGAACAATATCATCGATATTGATCACACCATCTGAACGGTGCTTACACTCTGTCTCTTTTACATGACCAGTCTTAAACTGGATAACTTCTCCAACAGATTTACCACGCAACTTGAGGAAGATATATTCAATATCAAATGTTGCGAGTTTACGAACATCAACTTCATCTAGGATACAACCACTGAGAAGATTCATGATTGCATTAGTAATTTCCTTCTGATCGTTACCTTCCATTGCCATAAGAAGAATCTTTTCTTCCTTAACAAGAAACGGACGATATGTAATCTCTTGCCCAGTCGAAGGAATTTTAGTCTTAAATTCAGGGGTCGAGAGTTTAGGTAGTGCCATGATTTACTCCATTCTTTAGTAATATTAAAAAGGAAGACTGCTTCTTATTTTTGCGAACGGCAACCCATCGATGTTCGCATTAGCAATCCCCAGTGCAGTGTCAGCGTTAAAATTCCCAACTCCAGGAATTCTCAAACTTCCACGAATACCATTTGGTCCAATGCCAAAAGAAAAACCAAACCCCAATCCAGGTTGGTCTTGTTTTTGGAAAACGACTCTATAATATCTATACGCAAAGGTAACAGCAAGTTTTGCTGGGGAGTCATCACCCCAACCCATTTGAATCTCGCCCATCATAATTGGATATGCTTCAACCAATGAATGGATAGAACGAAGTTCACCACCTGCACCATATTGGCGTATAGTCACGATACCAGCATATTGATCAAAATACTTTGTATTAAACGAAGCATTAGAAAACCTACTCTGTGATTGAGTAAACGCACCAGTGCCAACCATTTTGTCTTGCCAAATCTCGAAATATTCCTTTTCTCTCATATCTTCGCTGAGCAAAAAGGTAATTGTTGCATCACCATAAACTTGTCCATATGGAACTTTGTTCATTGGTCCATAATTTGTAAACTTGGTATCAACGGTTGTGATACTGCGTCCAGGAAGTGCTGCAGTATCTGCTCGATAAAGCATATCTCTCTCAGCATCTAATCCATATGGTCCAGTCATCTGAACCTCAAAATGAGATGTGCGAGCAAATCCTTGTTTACTAAGACTTGAAATAATATTTTGGACATTAAATGTCATGTAATCATATCCTTACTGTCTTTCCATACCTTGCCTTTACTTGCTTTCGCAAATCTTTCAGTTGGCAAGAATAATGCGATATCCCACTCTGTTGATGCTATTTCCATAAACTTCCCTTGAACAT